ACTCGCCTGGATAACCGCCGCGGGCGTCGTCCCGCCTGCGCCAAATCTCCCCCCCGCCCGCGCATTGCCGCCATCCAGAATCGTAAGCCCCTCGTTCCCCCCATCATCCTCCAACCGCAACCCCTCACTGTCGCGCGCCTCCAACCGCTCCGCGCGAATCGCCCTATCCTCGCCAATGTCCCACTCCGCGGTGAGTGCCACCGTCCCATCCTTGCGAATGTAAGGCCCGCCGCTCGGTTCCCCGCTCTTGCTGCCCAACACAATCGCCGAGTCAGGATTGTTCACCGCAAACGCCACATAGACCACATCATCCACCGCATAGGTAAAGCCATCCAAAGGCCACGCCAACACATCCCCGCCATCAGGATCGTCACAATCGACGCGCACCTGCCCGCTCATCTCAATGGCCGTAATCCGCCCCGCTCGCGGCGGCGTCGCAAAGTTGGACAACTCCCGAAATTGCGCGTCCATCGCCAGCGCATAGCCAACTGGTAATGTCATTTCTCCCTCCTGTGTTTCTCTCTGGGCAATGTCTCTGCTGACTACTCCAGCCCAAGCGAACCCCAACGCAATTGCCCCAGCGGCGGAATCTGGCTTGTGGCTTTTTGTGCGCGCTGGCGAAAGCACGCCGTTAACTCGCCCAACATGCGCCCTGCATCCGTCGGCCGCGCAGGACTTTCGCTCAACTGCCGCCGTCGCATCTCGCACGCAAAGGCCGCGCTCCACAACCCCACCAAAGCGCGGCACATCTCCGGCACCGTGGTTTCTGCTGCGCTGTCCAGGTCATCAATCTTGTGTCGCTTGAAATAGCGCACGCGGATGGTCTCGCCGCTGGCGGGCTTTGCCACAGTAAAGGCGATCTTGTTTGGCCCTACAATGCGCCACGTTGCCAGCAGCCGCCCAAAATCCCATCCCTCTTGCCACGGATAGGCCACAGCCAGCACCGAATGAATGTCGGTGATCGAAGACAAGTCCTGCTCATAGCCCCCAGTGGCAACCGTAAAACTGGTTTCATAGACCAGCAGCACATTCAATTCATCCAGCCCGCGGCGCAATGCTTCATCCAGCAGCGCAGTTGTCCAGGTTGAACTATCCACCGCGGTTGCCAACAAATTGCTCAAATCAGTGCGATAATCCGCCAGCGTTGTCATTGCCTCTCTCCTCTATTTTCTGCCTGCTATGCGCTTGATGCGCGCCCGCGGCGCATCCACTGTGCATAAATGCTCGCCAGCCACGGATCAAGCGCATACTCCTCCAGCATTACCTCAACCAACTGTCGCAACCTGCCCTGTCGCGCCGCCTCCAGCGCGGCAAACCACGCCATATTGCTCGCCCGCCCATCAAAGGCGATGCGCCCGGCATCCACGCGCGCCAGTGCCAGCAGCCGCCGCAGCGAACCCTCATCTGGATAGAGCGTGGCCACTCGTTCTGCCACCGCTTGCAAAGGCCCTAATTCGTCGAGCATTTTCCCACTTTGTTACTGCGGGTGATGCGCCAACTCAGCAATCCGGCGCATCACCTGCACGCCAATTCACAAACGCCTATCTACACCGTTCCTGCCAGCGCAAACAGCACAATTGCATAGTCTGCCGTGGGCGAACTGCCACCGCTGAAGTTCACATCAATTTCCAGCACACTCCCCGCGGCCACCACCACCGGCGTATTTGTCCCACCCAAATGGGTGCTTTTCCATTCCCCCGGCGTGCCTGCCGAATTCGCCGCCACCGCGGTGATCACATCCGTGGTGTCGTCCTGAATGTCAATGTTGAAGCCTGTGGGCGACCCGGTGAACGCCTCTGGATAAACCGACACGCCGACCAGCGTAAAACCAATGGGTGTTTTGACCGCATGCACACCGTTGGCAGCCGCTTGCGCCTGGGCCGAAAAAGTAAAGGGAATTAACTGAGCAGACATCTTCTCTTTGCGCCTTTCTTGTTTGTACTTCTTGCTCACACCGCTTGCTTGCATCCTGACAACGCGTGCGAACCGCTAGCCCGCAACGTTGTTCTTGCCCACGCCCACATAGGTCGCCACCCCATAGCCCCACCAATCGCGCACCTTCACAGGCAGCGTGTCATTAGTGAACATGAGGCCGCTTGTCTCGCCGGTCACCTCGAAGATTTCCGGCACAGGGTGCTGCCCGCCCTGCGGCGCGTTGGCATAGGCCATTTGAATCACCGGGTGCAAGCGCGGGTCAACGACATAGGCCCAATCCGTGGCATCTGTCCATTCCGGCACAGGAACCGGCACCGGGCGTGGATCGCCCACGCGGCTCTCGCCATAAGGATTCACGGTTTGGGCAGTGCCGCCGCTGTGGGGCTTGCCCACGTCGCCATTGCCATAGCCAAATTCAACCAGCGCGCTGTCATAGAGTTCAATCGGCACCAGCACAAAAGTGGGCCACAACCCCAGCGGCTTGTTTGTGCCCGGCAAGCTCTGTTCCCAAATGCGTGTGCGCGCCGCGGCCCATGCCGTAGTGCCAAAGGCCGTAGTGTCCAAATTGCCGTGGTCGGCATGAAAGAGCGCGGTGGAATCGTCGGCAAGTGTTGGCCCCGCGCCGCTGTTCATCGTGAAGATCGAGGCAATCGCCGCGCTGCGTGTGCGAATGCTCGCCTGTACCATTGCCCGCGGAATGGCCTGGATGCGTTGAATGTCGCTGCGCCGAATGGTCTCCAGCGTGATGCCGACATAATGGCCGCGCTTGGTAAATGCCAGCGTTTCCTTGCTGTCGCCCACCGTTGCCTCGGTATACGCGCCTCCCTCGCTCACCGTGGGCAAATTCGCCAAGCCATCGACCATCACCAATTGCACATCGTGCGTGCTGCCGTCGTGGGGGGCCACATCGACAATGCGCTCATACCAGCGATAGGTCGCCATGTTGTCATAGTGCATGCGTACCACGCGGTTAAAGGCATTTACCACCATGCCTGCCAGCGTCGAAGTCGAAGCGGCAGACAACTGGCTCCATTCTGGATTGAAGACCCCATACCAGTTGTGATCGCCCGTGATCGCCTGGTATAAGTCGCGGATAGAGCGCATGCTCGGCGCGGGCAGCGGCTCATCGCGCACGCCAAAAATCCAATTGAGCGCGCTTTGCACGCGATCCTCCGGCGTGGTCATCATCCCCTCAGTTACCACGGGACGAATGCCGCGCACAATCTGCGCGTCCAACCTTGCGCCATCCGCCTTGCGCTGTGCCTCGATGAGCTGCGCCACAAAACTCGCGCTTTTGCCCTGGCTTGCCAGCGTCACCACCGCTTGCGCTTCCTCGTTCAATCCCGAATGGTGGATCAACTGCTCGACTAATTCCGCTTCCACCTGCGCAACGGGTTGCTGCGCCACAGTTCGATCTCTCGCCGCCTGATTTGCCACCCGTGCGACCCGCTTCACTGTGCCATCCGGCAGCACAATCGCATTTTCCCTCTGGTTGATTTCCATCATTTCCTCCTGATACCCACTCGTCGCTTGTCCAAAAGGTGAACGTTTCAACATGCACAACTGCTCGATCACACCCGTCCCCTGCACCGCGGGCGCGTTGACTGCGCTCGTCTCCTTTCCACGCGGCCCCCAAAAGATTAACTCGCACGTCTGCCTATCCTGTCCGCTGTTCGTTGCGTAGCGCTGCCCGGGCCAGTGCGAACAAGCGAACCAATCCTGCCCGCAGATGCTGCACTCTACGCCCTCGAAATACCAACCAATCGAAAAGCGGTCGATCACCCCTTCCAGAAAATCGCGCATGCCGCGTTCCGTGGTCAGCCGTACCGTCTGGTGAAATTCAATCGCGCGCCCTCCCCCATCTCTGAAATTTTCGACCATACGGCTTGCCACCACTGTGCCATCGCGCGCGCCGATGTCGCCGGTTTCGTGGTTGCGCAAAAAGGGCACCCCGGCAAAGCTGTAGGCGAAATGCTCAAGCTCACTCGGGCGAAAGCGCGTATAATTTGCGTTCGGCCCATCGCGAAAGACTACGGCAGAAAAGGTCAACTCATCCAAACTCCCCGTTCGCAAGCGTGCGCGTAACTCGGCGCGCCGCTCGTGTGTAAAAGCCTCCCCCTGCACCGTCAAACGCGTGTCCGCGCCTGGGTCGCCTTGCATCACGGGGACAGCCGCGGAATAGAGCGTGTGGCTGAAGCGTTTTGGTTGCGTATTCGTTTTCATGCTCGTGTCTCTCCTTCCATCTCCCCTGCTTGCGTTTCTGGTTGCGCGCTTTGCTGCGTTCCTTCTGCCAACATTCCCTCTACCTCTGCCTCTCCAACGGTCTCGCCCACAAACTTGACAAAGAGGCGCAATGCCATCGAGCGAAAGCTCGGCCCGCTGCCAATCACGCGCGCCATTGTTTCAAGCGATGTGGTGAGCGCGGATGCAGCCGCGGCCAAACTCTGGTTATCCTCCGGGCTAATGTCCGGCGCGGTCGTTCGCAGATCCGCTGCGCTCGCGCGCGCCTTGCCTGGATTGACCAGCCGGTAACGCTCATACGCGTGCAGCGTGAGATCGCCAAGCATCCACACCAGATACGCCTGCCTGCGCCGCAAAAAACGCCGCCGCTGCTCGGCCATTGCCTGCCCGGTTGCCAGGTTCGAGTCCTCCCCCTCGCCCAAATCGAGCAGCGCAGTTCCCGGCCCGCCCGCCACAATCATCCACCGAATGGCGCGGCCATCCTTGGCAGCATCCGTCGCGTGCAAGTTGGGCGCAACCGCCTCCCAACTCTCCGCGCCTTCCTCGGCAATGATCACACTCCCCGCTTCGGGTGGGGTGCGATAACGCTCCTCCATCGCCGGGCGCAAGCGTGCCGGAACCTTGACAATCCACAAGAAAGCGCGCATTGCCGCGTTCAGCCGCACCCGATCTTCCAGCCAGCGGTTATAGCGGCGCAGCCAGGGCAGCACCGGCGCAAGGTCGCTCTCCCCTCGAATCGCACCGACTGGCCGGTTTACCGCATAGTGCAGCATCAACGGCTGCTCTACATCTCCCGCCTTTTCGTTGCCTGTGCCCATCCACCACTTCTCTGCCTCCCCCGGCGCAACACTCTCCTGATAGCGGCGTTCGCGTTCATAATCTTCCGGGTCAAAATCCACTGCGCGAATACGCGAGGCCGGAACCACACGCAAGGTGGAAAGCCCAGAAACTGGATTAGTGAACAAAACGGGAAAGAGTTCCCCGCTGCGGCTCAACTCGTCGCACCATTCATCCACACGCAGCGTTAATTGGTTGTGCTGCCAAAAGTCGTTGACAAAGCGTTGCAGATCGCGGCGTTCGCTGTGCAGCGAAATGCCATTGCCCACCGCATACGAAGTGACCAGCCCCACCAGCCGCCGCGCCAGCGGATTCCTGCGCCATGCCTCGCGTGCATCCTCAAATTCCTGAAAGAGTTCGTGCCACGGCTTATCTATCGGCGTCCCCGCGGGACGCAATACCAACCCATCCCCTTCGCGCCCCACGGGTACGAGCGTCACGCTTGCCTGGCTGCCCAACCACTGCGCCATGCGACTTTTGATTGCCCTTTGCCAACCTTGCCGCGCGCCTTGTGCATCTCCCATCCTCTCAACCTCCCTTCTTGCCAAGCCCTCGTTCACTGTGTTTACCACGTTTACCACGTTCACCACGCTCACCATGTTTCCTGGTCAATGCCCTCCAGCGGGTCAACCGGGGCCACCTGTGTACTCGCCTCTCCTTGTGTGGCCCCATAGGCCAACGCCGCCACTGCCAGCGCAAAGGCATCCGCGCGGTCATCGGGCAAATTCTCCGGCGCACGCAGTGTCCCCGCTTCGATGCTCGCCAACTCGTTTGCTGTCTCCAGGTTGTGAATACGGCACGCCCCGTCGCGCACTGCCTCTGCCAGCGCGTCATACATCAACGGTTTGCCCTTCACATTGCTCAACCACCCTGGCTTGCCGTCATAGCCCGCCAGCACGCGCGTCTGACCTCGGTCAACCAGCGCACGGATCACCGAATGTCCGTGGTTGTTGCGCTCCACCATCGCCGCTGCACCGTTGTAATAGTGGGCAAGCTGGTCGATCTGGCGTGCAAACGCACCCGGTTCAATCTTGCCCACCAAAGTCGCCACCTCCTCCCAATGCTCCCCATCCAACACCGTCGCCACCGAATCATCACTGTTCGGATTGCCTTCTGCCGGGTCAACACCGATCACATAGCTTCTGCCTGTTTGCGGCGGCAAATAAACCGTCAATCCCGCCATCGCCGGAACCAGATGCCCTGCCACCGGCAAGCGTTCCTCGACCACACGCTCCAGCCAGGCAAAGGGAATGCGCTTGTCCTGCTGCTGGGGGGCCAATGCCTCCTCCACACTGGCCGGATATTCAGCAAAAAAGTCATCGTCGGTGCCGCGCTGTGCAAACATCTCCTCTTTTGTCCGCGCATGCCATTCGCCATCGCGCTGGGGGTGGCTTTGCCAGGGCAGGAAGATCGATTGATAGTCGCCCACTCCTTGCTGCGCCGCGCGAAAGAGCCGCTTAAAGGTGCTGACTGGTCGCCGTTTGTCACTCGTACTCACCAAAAAGAGCTTGCCCCCTGCATCAATGGTTGGCTTCACCCCATTCAAGAATGTGCCCAACTCCGGCACAAAATCCGCTTCATCCACCAGGGCCAGCGTTGCAGTATATGACCGCCCGGATCGCGTGCTAAAGGCCAGACCGCGGCTGCCGTTGCTCAAGGCAAAGACGGTGCCGCTCTCCCGTATCACCCGCCGCGCCTGCATCCACCTCGGCAGTCGCGCATACATCCCGCGCAACCGCTCCAACAGTTCCACCGCTTCTGCCTCGCGCAAGCTAAAGAGCAGCACCGTCGCGGGCGCATGGTAGATCAACAGCCACAGCGCATAGGTCAGGCAAAGCCACGAAATGCCCAACTGCCGCGCCTTCAACATCACCAACATGCGCTCATCTGCCATGCGCCGCAGCGTGGTTGCTTGCGCGGGCCAAAGATGAAAGGGCAGCCATGCCCGTTCGGTCGCGTTGTAAAGCCAGC